CAAGAATATCCTAATTATGGTGATGTAATAATGAGATTTAATTCTGGGGGGACTTTTCAAGAAGCACTACCTTTTAGTGGTAACAATACAACAGAACCTTACTTATCTTCAGCTTATTTTGGAAATGGTTCAGGAACGGGAACATCAGCTAATGCTGGTGATTTTTTTCTATGTAATGTAGAAGTTCAAGGTTATCAAGATACAGATGCAAGTGATAAAGATGAAGCAAATATGATAATGACTAATGATGTTGATTCTCTTGCAGCAAATTCTTATACAATTTATGCATTTAATGAAGATTTAGAAGGGGTAAGTACAGCAACAGATGCTTGTAATGAAATAGGAACAACATATCCTCATGAAGTATATTCACCTGGTTCATTTGCTGATGGAAATGTAATTTTTAATGATGATGTATTCTTTTTTCCATTTGGGGGAGCAACTAATTATTTTGTATATTATTCTGGTAGAACTAAGTATAGATTTAAATGTAGTGGTGAAGGAATAATATCAGATTTTGCTACTTGTTAATGTATACTTTTTTAAAAGACAAAATTCTAGATGAAAGAAACCATGAAGTAATGATGGATTGGGAAACTCCTATTATGGAAGAACATGCTAGAATTGTAACTAAAAATGGAGGAGATATATTAGAAATAGGATTTGGAATGGGGATATGCTCTGATTTTATACAACAAACCAATATTAAATCTCATACTATAATTGAAATACATGATCAAGTTTTTGATAGATTATTAGAATGGGCTAAAGATAAACCTAATGTAATTCCTATAAAAGGTGATTGGTTTAATAGTATTCCAAATAAAAAATATGATGGTATAATGCATGATACTTGGGAAGATAAAAATTATCATAATTTTATTCCTATAGCTAAAAATTATTTAAAATCTAAAGGAATAATAACTTATTATACTCCAACCCCAAAACATATAATTAAAAATCAATTTAAAGATACTAACAGTAAATTAACAGTTACAAAAGTTAATGTTAACCCTCCTACTAAAAATATGAATTATAAATATTTTGATAGAAAAGATTATTATTGTATTGAAATTATTGTTGATTAGACGACTTTTTTCTATATTTATAATAAAATTATAATTATGGCTGTAATCCCAATTTATCCTGGTTCATCATCTTTTTTTCCTGGAGATACACCTTTTGGATTTTATGATAATCAATTTGATTTCCAAACAGATGCTGATAAAGTAGTAACATATGTTGCAAGAAGATTAGGTTATCCTATAATGGATGTTGAACTACAAGATTTAAATTTTTATGCTGCATTTGAAGATGCAGTAACTACTTATGGTAATGAATTATATGCATATAAAGTAAGGGAAAACTATTTATCTATAGAAGGATCACCAACAGCATCTAATTTAAATCATGAATTAATAACTCCTAATTTTGCTAGTGTAGTAAGATATTCAGAACAATATGGAGAAGAAGCAGGTACTGGGGGTAATACAACTTGGTATTCAGGATCTATTCCTGTTACAGCTGGCCAACAAGATTATAATTTAAAAACATGGGCATCAGCTTCTTTAGGATTAGATAATAAGGATTTTATTGAAGTAAAAAGAGTATTTTTTGAAGCAACCCCAGCAATTGTTAAATTTTTTGATCCTTATGCTGGTACAGGTACAGGAATAATGAATATGATGGATTCTTTTGGATGGGGAAATTATTCTCCTGCAACTAATTTTTTATTAATGCCTCTTAATTTTGACATTGCAAAAATTCAAGCAATAGAAATGAGTGATACAGTTAGAAGATCACAATTTTCATTTGAATTAATTAATAATAACTTAAGAATATTTCCAATACCTCAACGTAGTGGGCATTTAAATATACAATATATAAAATTATCTGAAAGGAATAATCCCATATCAAAATATCCTAAAGGGCAATATAATGTAACTAATGTTTCAAATGTAAATTATTGCAATCCTGATTATTGCCAAATAAATTCTATAGGTAGAAGTTGGATATTTGATTACACACTAGCTGTATGTAAAGAAATATTAGGATACATTAGAGGTAAATATTCACAAGTACCAATTCCTGGAGCAGAAACAACATTAAATCAACAAGATTTACTATCAGCAGCAGGAACTGAAAAATTAGCTTTAATTACAAGATTAAGAGAATATTTTGATGAAACATCAAGAAGTAACTTATTAGCAGTTAAAGCAGCTGAAGCTGAATCCTTAACAAGGATTGAAGCAGCAGTACCTTACCCAATTTATATAGGATAATATGGCATTATTTGGAGGAGCACGAGACGTAAGTATGTTTAGAGGAATTAGTAGAGAACTAATGTGGGACATTATTGTACAAGAATGTGCAATTTATAAATTTAGATTAGAAGAAACTAATGTTAATATTTATGGTGAAGCTGCTGAAGAAAAATATTATGAAGCTCCAATGTTACTTAATGTATTAATTGATAGGCAAGATCAAAATTTCCCTGAATCTGATTTAGGAGTTAATTTTACAGGAGGACGTACATTTAGATTTTTAAGAGATGATTTAGCAGGGATAAATGGTAATAGAACGGGTAAAATAGGAATAATTGTTCCTGAAGTTGGTGATATTATATGGTATGAAAATGGATATTACGAAATATATAAATTAATAAATAATCAATTATTTGTAGGTAAAGACCCAGAGTATCCTAACCAAGATGATAATGGTAATAATCCCTATGGTAATTCAGATTTAGCTAGTTTTGGTTATGATGTATCAATAATAGCAGAAGCTCATTATGTACCAGCAGATAGAGTAGGAATTTCACAAGAAAGATTAATATCAAGCATAAAACATGTCAAATAGAGGAAGAAAAGTAATACCAAAAACTCAAAAAGAAATAAGTAAGGGAATGCATACTCCTTATTCTAAAGAAGTAGGTAACCCTAATAACGCTTCTTATCAAATTAATGATAGAAGTAATCAAATTTCTTTTAAAGGGGATACTGTAAAACCTTTTACAGTTGGGTTATATGATATAGATGAAACTATACTTTACTATTTTAATAATGTAATTAAACCTACAGTTATTCAAAATGGTAAAAGAATTGAAGTTCCCGTAGTATATGCTGATTCTGAAAGATGGAATCAAATTCAAAAAGATGGTTATTTTAGAGATAAAAAAGGAAGAATAATGATGCCTTTAATTACTTTTAAAAGAACTAATATAGAAAAGAATAGAACAGTTACTAATAAATTAGATGCTAATTTCCCTAATAATTATAGAGTATATGAAAAATCTTATAGTTCTAATAATACTTATGATAAATTTAATATATTAAATAATAGAAGACCTACTAAAGATATGTATGCTGTTGTTGTTCCTGATTATGTAACATTAAATTATGATTGTATAATTTCAACATATTATATGGAACAAATGAATGGTATAGTAGAAGCTATTAATTATGCATCAGATTCTTATTGGGGAAACCCTGAAAGATATCAATTTAGAGCAAGAATTGATTCTGTTGCAACTAATATTGATATGCCTGCAGATAATGATAGATTAGTTAAAAGTACATTTAGTATAAAAATGTATGGTTATATAGTACCTAATATACTTCAAAAAGATTTAGCATCAATAAAAAAATATAATTCAAAAGCTAAAATTTCATTTAATCCTGAAATGGTAAGTAATATAAATGAGGTAGAATCTTCCCCACCTAATAGAACAAATATACCTCATGGAGATTATGTAGGGTTTGTTGATCCACCTTCAACCAGAGAACCTTCTAATAGAATTAATACTAATAGAGTACCCCCTTCTCTCCCACCAGAATAATTATTTTTAAATAAAACTTTAATATGTATAACTGATAATAAGTTTAAAGTATTAATCTAAAATAAAAGTAATGTCAGAAGAAAAAGTTTTATCTCAAGAAGAAATTGATAATATAAAAAAAGTAAGAGAAAATTATCAGATTTTAATAGAAAATGTAGGAGAAGTTGAAATAGCAGTAATGAATCTTAATACTAAAAAGAAAAATTACGCAAAAGAATTAGAAAAAATCCAACAAAAAGAAAAAGAAATAGCTGAAGAATTAGAAAAAAAATATGGTAAAGGAAATATTTCTTTAGAAACTGGGAAATTTACCCCAATTGGGTAGTTTTAAGAAAAAATATAATATTTATAATAAAATAAAATAACATAAAAATGGCAGAAGTATTAATATCACCGGGTGTTTTAGCAAGAGAAAACGACCAATCACAAATAACATCACAGCCAGTACAAGCTGGGGCTGCGATTATTGGACCAGCTGTAAAGGGTCAACAAAATATACCTAAATTAGTAACTAGTTATTCAGAATATCAAGCTAATTTTGGAACTACTTTTTTAAGTGGATCAAATCAGTATACTTATTTTACTTCGATTTCTGCTTATAATTATTTCCAAAATGGAGGAACTTCATTATTAGTAACTAGAACTACACCTGGAGCTTTCTCACCAGCTACTTCATCAATAATTCAAAGTGCAGAAGAATCAGGTGTTATTAATTTAAATACTAATTTATTTTCAAGTTGGAATTTAGGAACAGGAATTAGTGGATCATCTTCTTCAACTACATTAATAACATCTTCAGTTTTACCAGCAGGAGGAACTGGATTAACATTGAATATTGTAACAACTAGTTCTGCTGGAAAATTAGATGGAACACTTAACGCTATACTTCCTGAACAAACAACAGCAGGAGGAGGTATGGTTGCAGCTACCTATAATGACGTACCAGTAATTTCAAGTTTAGGTAATACAAGTGCTTTAGCAAGATGTGTAGTAGCTTCAGCAACAGCTTTTACTTCAATTCAATTTGTAGATAATGCAGGAGCACTTACAACAGGATCAGGATTTTTTAATGGTGAAGTACTAAGTTTTACATCTGAATCTTTAGGAGCTACTGTTGCGGGGGGAACAAATCCTGAATTTACTATTGGAAATACTGCAACTGATAAAGGTTTATTTGTTGAACCAACATCAATAACAGTTGATGGTGCTGGAACTGGATACGCAGTAGGAGATGTATTAACAGTTACTTCACAATCTCTTGGATACCCAACAACAGCAGCTGACAATGATTTGACAATAACTTTAACTGCTGCTGATATAGTAAATTTTGAATCTTTTGTATTAGAAACAATAGCTGACGGTAATATAATGAATAGTGCAGGAACTACAGGAGCTAATGGTACATTAACCAATGGAACATCTGATAATTTTAGATGGGAAATAACAAACCCAAGTACTTCATCAGGTGTATTCTCATTATTACTTAGACAAGGTAATGATACATCAACAGCAAAACAAGTAGTTGAAACTTATTCAAATATTTCATTAGATCCTTTAGCAACTAATTATATTTCAAAAGTAATTGGTGATCAAAAACAAACTGTAAGAGGAACAGGAACTGATGTTTATCTACAAACTTCTGGATCTTTCCCAAATGCTTCAAGGTATATAAGAGTAAAAGAAGTAAAAAAGAAAACACCAAATTATTTTGATAATAATGGAAGTCCTAAAGCAGAATTTACAGGTTCTATTCCAATTGCTTCAAATGGAACCTTTGGAAATGGGATAGGTGATATAACAGGAAGTGGAACTCCTTCAAAGTTTTATCAAGATATTGATAATAATGATTCTCAAGGTTTAACAGGAACTGATTATACTGTAGGAATTAATTTATTAGCTAATAGAGATGATTTTAGATATAACATCATAACAGCACCAGGTTTAATATTAGCAAATGGTACTACAGGAACAGGTTGGACAACTATTCAATCAAATTGTGAAACAAGAGGAGATGCAATATTTGTGGGTGATTTAGTTAATTATAATTCTTCAATAACACAAGTAACAAGTGGAGCAGCTTCAGTTGATTCTTCATATGTAGCTACATATTGGCCTTGGTTACAAGTAATAGATCCAGATTCAAGAGAATTAGTTTGGGTACCAGCATCTACAATGATACCAGGTGTTTATGCTTACAATGATAGAGCAGGTGAACCATGGTTTGCCCCAGCAGGTATTAATAGAGGAGGATTAGGAGCAGTTAATCAAGCAGAAAGAAAATTAACTAATACTAATAGAGATACTTTATATACTGGAAAAGTAAACCCAATAGCAACATTCCCAGGACAAGGAATTGTAGTATTTGGACAGAAAACATTACAAACTAAAGCATCAGCTTTAGATAGAGTAAATGTAAGAAGATTATTAATTACACTTAAAAATTATATTTCACAAATCGCTGATACATTAGTATTTGAACAAAATACTGCAGCTACAAGAAATACATTCTTAAGTCAAGTTAACCCTTACTTAGAATCAGTACAACAAAGACAAGGTTTATATGCATTTAAAGTTGTAATGGATAATTCAAATAACACACCAGATGTAATTGATAGAAATGAATTAATTGGTGCAGTTTATTTACAACCAACAAAAACAGCAGAATTTATTTACCTAGACTTTAACATTTTACCAACTGGAGCTACTTTCCCAGCATAAAAATGAAAATCAATAATATTTATAACAAAATAAAATAACACAAAAATGGCAGTATTAGATCCTAACGAAATATTTTTCACAGCATTTGAACCAAAGGTAGCTAACCGATTTATATTGTATGTTGATGGTATACCATCGTATATAATTAAGGGAGTTAGTGGAATGGGGTTCGCGCAGGATGAAATAATATTAAATCATATAAACACTTATAGAAAAGTAAAAGGTAAATTAAGATGGAATGATTTAACAATGGAATTATTTGACCCTATTACTCCTTCAGGAGCTCAAGCAGTAATGGAATGGACAAGATTACACCATGAATCAGTTACTGGTAGAGATGGTTATTCTGATTTCTATAAAAAAGATCTAACAATTGATGTATTAGGTCCTGTCGGAGATGTAGTTTCTGAATGGATTATTAAAGGTGCTTTTATTAAAGACGCATCATTTGGAGATATGAATTGGGATGATGATACTACAGTAATGAATATTTCTTTAACATTAGGAATGGATTATTGTGTGTTAAATTTCTAAAAGAAAAATTATATATTTTACATTTAAGCTTGGCGTTTGTCAAGCTTTTTTGTATATTATATATGTATAACAAAATTAAGTTATTAATAAATAAAAATTATGTCTGAAAATAAATTTAAATTCCCTACTGAAGAAGTAGAATTACCATCAAGAGGTTTATTATATCCTAAAGATCACCCATTAAAATCTGGTAAGATTGAAATGAAATATATGACAGCTAAAGAAGAAGATATTCTAACTAACCAAAACTATATAGCTAAAGGAATTGTATTAGATAAACTATTACAATCCTTAATTATTACTGATGTTAAACTTAAAGATTTATTAATTGGTGATAAAAATGCTATCTTAATTGCTTCACGTATATTAGGGTATGGTAAAGATTATAAGATTAGATATAATGGTCAAGAACATACTGTAGATTTAAGTTTATTAGAAAACAAAACTATTGATAAAGATTTATTTAAAGGTGGAAAAAATGAATTTGATTGGGAATTACCACATTCAGGAACAAAATTAACATTTAGATTATTAACTGATGGTTTAGATAAAGAAATTGAAGCAGAAATTAAAGGTATTCAAAAAATCAATAAAGGAGCATC